ACGGGCGTCGGGTACTTCCAGCTCGGCTTCGCGTTCGACTGGTACGACACCGGCGCGCGGTACACGTGGAAGTACCTCGCCGAGGCTACCGACGAGCAGATCCGCTCGGTGTTCGACACCATCGTGGAGGCCGACAACCGTCTGGTCTTCATGGAGGTCATGCGGACGCTGTACCGCAACACCAACCGCGTCGCGGACATCAACGGCCAGTCGTACAACGTGTACACGTTCTACAACAACGACGGCACGGTGCCCCCGCCCTACGGCACGAACACGTTCCTGGGTACGCACCAGCACTTCGTGACCAGCGGCGCAGCCACCATCACCAGCGGTGACCTCGATGAGGCCCAGGACGACCTGGCCAGCCACGGCTACTCGGCCTCGAACGGTTACCAGATCATGCATCTGGTGAACAAGAGCGAGTCGGCCACCATCCGGACCTTCAAGTCCACGGTCAACGGTGGCACGGCTCGCTGGGACTTCATCCCGGCGCAGGGCACTCCGAACTGGCTGCTGCCGGTGCAGCTCATGACCAACCAGAACGGCGTCCCGCAGCCCCCGAACACCTACCGGGGCATCAAGGTTCTCGGGCAGTACGGCGACGCGCTCATCCTGGAAAACGACTTCTTCGCGGCGGGATACGTGGTCACCACGGTCACCGGCGGGCAGGAGAACGTCCAGAACGCGCTCGGTATCCGGGAGCACGCGCGCCCGGAGCTCCGAGGCCTGCGCCTGGTCCAGGGTCGCAGCCCGGAGTACCCGCTGCAGGACTCGTACTGGCAGCGCGGCTTCGGCACCGGCGTCCGGCACCGTGGCGCGACGTACGTCATGCAGATCACGGCGGCCGGTTCGTACACCGTTCCGGCGATCTACGCCTAACCGATCCGGAGATGGGGCAGGGCTATCCTTCCTCGGTCGCAGGGTACGCCCTCCCTATCTCCCCTTCCGCAGTAAGGAGGACAGACCGACATGGCACGTGACATCAACTGGGACGAGCCGCTGTCCGACGAGGATCGGGCGTGGGCCATCCAGCGAGGGGACCAGCAAGGTCCCGGAGGGCGCAAGTTCTCCGACCTCATGCAGGAGAACGACGAGAAGCACGGTCGGGCGCAGAAGGCCCAGTCCAAGAGCCGGGACGAGCGCCGGGCTGAGCTGCGCACCATCATCTCGGACGCCCAGAACGAGCTCGAGCGCCTGGACCGGGAAGAGGTCGAGGAGACCAACCGCAACACGGCTCTGGCGGGTTCCGTCGGGGACCGGGAGGCCGGTCTCATCGTGCGGGACAACACGCCCGTGAACGGCGAGACGCCGGAGGGTGCCAGCACTGCCCAGGAGGACTACTCCGACGAGCGGTACTGGACCAAGGCCCGTCTGCAGGACGAGCTCCGGACACGCAACAGCGACCGGGAGGCTGCCAGCCTCAACCCGCTGCCTCTGACCGGCAACCGGTCGGAACTGGTGGAGCGGCTGCTCCAGGACGACGAGGAGATCCGCGCCTCTGAGGGCCAGGAGGACTAGTCATGGCCACCGCCGAAGACATCGCAGCCCTGCGGCTGCTCATCAACGAGCCGAACGACGTGGAGCCCTGGACCGACGAGGTGCTGGCTGCCATCATCGACTCAACCACGTCGCTACCAGCGGCGGCATCGCAGGTCTGGACGTCGAAGGCGGCTTCGTATTCTTCACTCGTGGATGTCAGCGAGAGCGGGAGTAGTCGAAAGCTCGGTGACCTCCACAAGAACGCCCTCGGGATGGCTGCGCATTTCGCGGCGGTGGGTGGTGACCCTGTCACCACTACCGATGTGCCAGTCATCAGTCGCATCCGTAGGACGTTCTCATGATCGCGGAGGCTGAGCTGGCGATCCAGCGTCAGCTCACCTCCGCGTTCATCAACGCGGACCGTATCTCCGTCATCCTGACCCGGCCTGTCTGGGTAGACGATGGGGCGGGTGGCGTGACTCAGGGTCCTCCTGAAACCCTTGCGCCGCAAACGATGCGCCTTATCCCGCTAGGGGATATGGCGTCAGAGCGGTTCACGGCCAACGGGGAGGCTGTCACGCCTACCTATGCACTGCTGGGCTTGCACACGGCAGACATCCAGCGGTGGGACCAGTGCACCATCAACGGCCGCAGGTACGAGGTGGTGTTCGTCAGCGAGAACATGCAGTACGAGATGAAGGCGGAGGTGGCTTACCGTGGCTAGCTTCTCCTTTGATACCAGTCGTTTCGAGTCTCCGTTGGTAATGGAGTCCAAGCTCAAGAAGGCCGTCCTGGCGAATATGCGGTACTGGGACGGCCCTGTCGAAGAGCATATGAAGCATCACGCTCCCTGGACCGACCGCACGACGAACGCGCGTAACGGGCTGGCTGCACAGGCTGCCAAGCTGCGGGATGCTGTGTACGGCATCATCCTGCGACACTCGGTGGACTACGGCATCTATCTGGAGCTGGGTACCGAGAACATGAAGGCTCGGCCAATCATCCAGCCGACCATCCAGTTGTACGCACCGAAGGTCGTGGGAACGCTGGTGCGCATCCTGGACAGGCTGCACTGATGAGGGCGACGGTGTTCCAATACCTGACCACCCGCCCTGCCCTCATCGCGCAGGTTCCGGTCGGGCGCTGGTATCAGGCCGGGAACGTGGTCGACACCCCAGTGAAGCCGTTCGTGATTCTCAGGTGGCTGGCACCGGTGCCGAGCGCGGCTACCGGCAAGTTCCTGAAGCAGTTGCGCATCGAGCATCACGGGCAGCGCGGCAGCTACGCGCCTGCTGACACCTTCCTGGGGAGTCCGGACCGCAACGACGGTGTGTATGAGGCCATGTCAGCACTTCTGCAGTACACCGGTGTGGACGGCCGCGTCACGGAGGCGAACTACCTCGGTCACTCGGGAGACCAGGAAGACCCCACCTACATGACAAACATGAAATTCAGTAGCTGGCGAGTGATTGGAGTAGACCTGTGACCACCCCTGAAGAGCAGGAAGTCATGGCGGACGAGGCTGTATCCCAGGACATGGCCGAGGAGAAGCAGCAGCCGGAGGCCGGTCCGGGCACCGAGTACATCGAGTACGTCGGTGACAAGGCGTCCTACGGCACGACCTTCCTCAGCGAGCACACCGTGACCCGCAAGCAACTGCGGGACGCGTGGGACGTGGAGACCGGCAAGGACCTGCGATGGGTGAAGGCGGAGGGCGGTCCGAACCGAGGCCGGATGCTGGTCCCGGTGTCGGACATGAGCCCGGAGGCTGCGAAGGGCTTCGAGAACGACCCCCTGTTCCGGCGGGTCACTCTGTCGAACTGAGATGCCCGGAGGGCGTCAAGTTCGGGGAGCTCATAGGCTCCGGTATCGAGGTCAAGTGCCGTAGCGCACGCTGCGGGGCGGGACCGGGGGTGGTGGTTCTCCACCGCTTCAACGCAATCACTGGAGAGGTCCTGGGCACCACCCGGTACCGGGCCATCGAGGTAAGGAAGGATAATCATGGCACTTAGCATCAATCGCCTGCCGTATGGCCTTCGGGACATCAAGGTGGCCACGCTGGACGCAGCCGGTGTCAAGGGCACTCTGGTGGATCTGCCGAACGCGCAGACGCTGGAGTTTCAGGAGGCCACCGAGACGCAGGAGCTTCGCGGTGACGACCAGATCGTGGCGCAGCGCACCACGGTCAGTGCGGTCGAGTGGACGCTCGAGGCTGGTGGTATCAGCTTCGAGGCCATGGTCGTGGTCGCCGGAGGCTCGGTCGCCAGCACCGGCGTCACGCCTGCCGTGAAGAAGACGTGGTCCCGACTGGGCACCGACGCTTACCCGGACTTCTACCTCGAAGGCCAGGCCATGAGCGAGTCGGGTGGCGACCACCACACCATCATCCACCGCGCGAAGGCCAACCAGATCTCTGGCACGCACGCCGACCAGGAGTTCTGGGTGACCAGCGCCGAAGGCACCGGCATCGCGACCCTCACGGTTGCGGACGTCGGCAAGGTTTGGTCGATGGTTGCCAACGAGACGGCGGCAGCTATCGCCTAGCAGTACCCCGGACTCCCCGCGCTGGCCCTACCCCCGAGCGCGGGGAGTCCGGCCCTATCCGCCACAGACGCCAAGGAGCGCAGGCAATGGAAACCATCGAACTGCCCGAGTACTACAACACGCAGGAGCTCCAGGCCATGAGCCAGGAGGAGCTGAAGGCCGCTCAGGCTAACGGCTTCCGTAAGGTGGCCGGTTCTCCTGTCGCCGCTCCCTCCCCGACCGCTCCCTCGCAGGTCCGGCCCGCTGCGGAGGTGTGGGGCAGCAACGAGTTCGACTTCGTGTGCCCCTCCGGTGCGCGGTGTCGTATGCGCAAGCTGATGCCCGAGAAGCTCCTGGAGTCCGGCATCCTGGACCAGCTGACAGCCCTCCCGGGCTACGTCGCCGAGGTGGTGGACAAGGCCGAGGGCCAGCCACCGAAGAAGACCGATGACATTCAGGCCAAGGACATCACCTCGGTACTGGAGGTTCTGGAGAAGCTCATCCCGATGGTCGTGGTGGAGCCGCAGGTGTTCCCGGTCCCCGTGAGCCCTGGCGAGGGTAAGCCTGCGCCGGAGCGTGAGGTCGGGCGTATCTACACCGACAGCATCGAGCTGCAGGACCGCATCGCCATCATGGAGCGCGCCGTGAAGGGTGTTCGGGCTCTGGAGCCCTTTCGTGCGGAACCCGGCCAGCCTGCATAATGCCTGGAGCATGAGCCGAGCCATGCGGTGTCGACCTAGCGAGGTGTTCGACATGCAGGATGAGTTCGTGGCCTACGCGTTCGACAGTGCTGTGTGCCGGTGGGGCATGGCCTTCGAGGCAGCCCTCCAGGATGCCGGTCAAGGCGCTAAGACCCCCGATGCTGCGGACAAGGCCCGGCAACGCGTTCTGAGGCGCTGGCTGCCATCTGAGCGCCGATACGCAGACCCTAGCAAGGCATAAGGAGGCGAGGGTATGGCATACGACCTGGGAACTGCGCACGGCACCATCGAGATCGAGTACCAGGGTGCCAAGGATGTTCGCGCAGCAGCCCGCGACATGGACAAGCTGAAGCGGGAGTCCAAGGACACCGACAAGAGTCTCCTCAGGTTGGGTGCCACCCTCAAGGCCCTGGGCAAGGGCGCGGCTATCGGGGCGATGGCTGTAGGCATGACAAACGCGGCTATCGGGGCGGCTGACCTGGCCCTCCAGATAGCCGGTATCGTGCCGCAGCTCACGAGTGTACTGAGCCTGGGCGCAGCCCTCCCGGGCATGTTCGTGGGAGCGGTCGCAGCGGTAGGCGTGCTCAAGGCGGCGTTCGCAGGCGTGGGGGACGCGGTGGAGGCCGCGTTCGACACGGAGCACCCGGAGAAGTTCGACAAGGCCCTCAAGAAGCTGAGCCCGTCGGCTCAGTCATTCGCTAAGGCATTGCGTGCTGCGGCTCCTGGTCTGCGCGACTTCCAGAAGGGGCTGCAGGAGTCGTTCTTCCGTAGCTCGGACCTGGAGGGCGGTCTGCAGAAGGGCATCGCGGCGCTGAAGCAGATGTCGCCGAACCTGCAAGCACTAGCCAGCGAGATGGGTTCGGTTGCCCAGCAGTTCACCAACTTCGCCACGAGCTCCGCGTCCATCGACTTTGTCAAGCGGGCCATTGACAGCTTCAAGAACAGCCTGTCGGAGGCCTCGTTCGGTATCCAGCCGTTGCTCACTGGCCTGCGGGATGTGGGCACGGTGGGCCTCCCCCTCCTGGACCGCCTCGGCCAGGCCGTAGGCGGCATCGCCACTCGGTTCGGGGAGTGGCTCAGCCAGGTAGCGGCGGACGGCAGGCTGGAGCAGTGGATCAACCAGGGCATCGCCACCCTCAAGACGCTGGGCGGCATCCTCAGCAACGTCGGCGGCATCCTCAAGAACGTGTTCCAGATTGCCGGGGATACCGGTGGCGGCTTCTTGCAGGTCCTCGAGGACATCACGGGGCACTTCAAGGAGTTCACCAGCAGTGCTGCTGGGCAGGAGGCCATCACGGCTCTGTTCACCGGCATCGGGGCTGCGGCTAAGGCGCTGGCCCCGGTCATCACCACTCTGGTGGGTGCGCTGGCTGGTGCCCTCGGCCCGGCCCTGAGCCGATTGGCCACCACCCTGGGTCCGGTGCTGCTGGACGTGGTCAACGCGCTGTCCCCGGCGTTCAAGCCACTCGCCGACGCCTTCGCAGACGTCATGATTGCAATAGCCCCGTTCCTGCCCCCGCTGGCGAAGCTCATCGGGATGCTGGTCAAGCTGGGCGCAGGCGTCATCAGTACCATCGCAGCCAACTTTGCCCCGCTGGCGGAGTTGTTCGGGTCAACACTCACGGGGGCCATCGAAGCCTTCACGCCAGTCATGGATGAAGTCATCGCAATGCTGCCGGAGTTCGGAGCGCTGGGTATCCAGCTGATGCAGGCGCTTCTGCCGCTGGTGCCTGTCATCCTGCAGCTTGCCAATGCCTTCGTGCAGGAGCTCCTCCCGCATCTGCCGGAACTGATGCAAGCCGCGTTGCAGCTCATCCCGCCGCTGGTGCAGTTGGCCACCACACTCGCCGGACCGCTCAGCGAGGCGCTGCTGGCCATCCTGCCGTACGTGCCGCAACTCGTGGCCTTCCTGGTGCGCATGCAGCAGGTCTCTCTCATGCTCGTCAGTGCCATCATCACGTTGGTGCAGTGGGGCGTGAACCTCGGTCTGGCTCTGTTCAACATGGGCAAGGCTGCGGGGAAGGCCATGCTGGCGCTCACGAGTGCCATCGGGACGGGCATCGGTAAGGCCATCAACTTCATCCGGCAGTTGCCCGGCAAAGCTGCCTCCGCCCTCAGTAGCTTCGGCTCTACCGTCAGCGGTATCGCGACCAGGGCGTGGAACGCATTCAAGTCAGCGACGTCATCCGGCATCGCTGCAATCGTGGGCTTCGCACGGGCACTGCCTGGCCGCGTGCGGGGCGCGATTGCCAGCCTGGGCGGCCTCATTGCCGGAGTGGCTCGGGCAGCCTGGTCCGGGTTCCGCAATGCCGTCAGCAACGGTATCAACGCGGCCGTCAGCCTGGCGCGCACCCTGCCCGGGAAGATCAAGGGTGCGCTGAGCGGCTTCGGTAGCACGCTGGTCGGCATCGGCCGGGACATCATCATGGGCCTGGTGCGCGGCATGCAGGGCGCTATCGGCTCTGCCGTGAGCGCAGCCAAGAGTGTTGCCAAGAGCATCATCGGTGGCGTGAAGGGCGCGCTGGGCATCAGCAGCCCGTCCAAGGAAATGATCAAGATCGGTAAGTACATCAACGACGGTCTGGTCAAGGGCCTCCTGGGCTCGGCAGACCAGGTGGACAAGGCAGCCAAGAAGCTCGCCGACATGGTGCTGGATGCCTACAGCGACAAGCTCATCAGCAAGAAGCGGCGCAACAGCATCCTCAAGACGCTGAGCGACGGTAACAAGCGGCTTCAGGCGCTCATCAAGCAGGCGAACACCATCTCGGGGAAGCTCAAGGTGGCGCAGGAGAACCTGGCGGATGCGCGCAAGGCTTACGACGACATGTTCAAGTCCGCGATGGAGAAGACGCAGGACACCTTCAAGCTTGTAACCAGCGGCCAGGAGTTCGTGAACCTGGACCTGACCAAGCAACGCTTCCGAGAGGCCATCGACCAGGCCAAGCAGTTCCAGAAGGACCTGGCTACCCTCATCAAGCGCGGGCTCAACAAGGACCTCCTGCAGCAGATTATCGAGGCCGGTGCGCAAGAGGGTGGCGCGATGGCTGCTGCGCTGGCCAACGCGGACAACAACACCATCCAAGAGCTGAACAAGATGGCCGGTGAAATGACCACCGTCAGCAAGGCCATCGGCAAGACCAGCGCGGATGCCATGTACCGCGCCGGGGTGCTGGCTGCGGAGGGGATTGTCAAGGGGCTGCAGAGCCAGCAGAAGGCCATCGAGAACCAGATCAAGAAGATAGCCGACAGCCTGGTCAAGTCCATCAAGAAGGCGCTGAAAATCAAGAGCCCGTCGCGCATCATGTTCGACATTGGCGAGATGATTACGCAGGGCCTTCTGGACGGCATGAACAGCCTTGCCAACGACGTGACCAAGGCTTCGGAAGCCCTGGCCACTACGAGCATCATCCCTACGGTCCAGCTGAACACGCAGCCAGCTACCACCGGCACAACCACGGTGACCGGCACCGGCGCAGTCGGCGGAACGGTGAACAACTTCAGCCAGACAGTCAATGCGCTACCGGGCATGGATGCCAAGCAGGTGGCGGATTACAGCTTGACCAAGATGCGTCTCGGACTGGCAACAGGTATGAGCGCAGCTCCCCTCCCGACCCCTCTCCCCGCAGGAGCGTGACAGCATGCCCACGATCTTCCGGCAGAAGGTGATGAGCAACGGCATTTCCTTCAACGACCCCTTCGCCAATCCGCTCGGGGTGCAGGCGTGGGGAATCGACGTAATGGATGGGTGGAAGGACACGGGGGATGTTGAGGAGTTCTCCACGGACCTGGGTAGCTACCGGGACGGCGTAAGCAGTGCGGACTACTTCCCGGTGCGTAAGCGCTACATCACCATTAGCGGGTACTGCGCGGCGGAGAGCGTGGCGGCGGCGGAGGCGTATCACGACCTGCTGGTCCGGGATGCCTTTCCGCGTAACAAGACGCTCACGTTTCAGCGCTACGAGTTCGTACCCAAGCAGGTGTTGTGTAAGCGGTCCGCCAAGATAGAGGTGGACTGGACAGCGGTGCCCAATGGGTTCCGTTGGATGACAACCCTGCTGGCCGATGACCCCATGAAGTACTCGATCAGCTCGGTTACCGGCTCGGGTGGTATCAGCAACATCATCCAGACAGGGCACTCCTTCCCGGTCACGTTCCCGATGACGTTCAACGGTACCGGTGGTGCTGGCTACACCAGCATCGGCATCAACAACATCGGGACTGCTCCGAGCGCCAAGCTGACGGCCACCATTACCGGACCACTTGCGAAGGGTGCCTGGCGTCTCATCAATGACACCACTGGAGACTCCCTCAGCTTCGACGTGGCGTTGACCTCCTCGGACACGCTGGTCGTGGATTTCCTGAGCCGCACCGCCACTCTGAATGGCTTTCAGGTGAGTGCGGCGTACACCGGTACCTTCTGGAAACTGCAACCGGGACTGAACACCATTCGCCTATACGCTGAGCCAAACGCACAGGCATCCGTCACCATTGTCGGTTACTCGGCCTGGGAATAAGGAGATACAATGACGCTGCAAGTCGTAGCTGGATTCCTGGGCCAGGCAGGTATTCTTCACCCGGCCAACCTCTATCGGAACATGGCGGGTGCGCTGGCCGGTAAGCGTACCGGTGCCATTCGATACAACGATTTCGCTATCACGCCCAGCGGCTCGGCCATGACCATTTCGGTGGCTGCGGGTGATGCGGTCATCATGGGCACGGAGGCCGTGACCACTCAGGGCGGGTACTACGTCTGGAACAACGCGGCTGAAACCATCGCCCTCCCCGCCTCTGCTGGCAGCCCGCGCTACGACAGCCTCATCATGCGTGTCATCGACACGGACTACGGCGCGGACCCGGCGGGTTCGAAGGCTACCTGGGAGGTCGTAAGCGGTACGCCTGCCGGGAGCCCGAGCCCGGTAGCCGATAGCGCCTTCGCGCCTGCGGGGGCCTTCTACCACCCCGGCGCATGGTGGCGTGTGGCAGACATCCTGGTGCCAGCCAGCGTCACCAACCTCAGCACGGCCACGGTGGTCCACAAGCGCAAGTACGCTCGAGTCGGTCGGCACACCATGGCCCTGGCGGCGGATCTCCCCGCCGACGCGCAGCTCGGGGATACCGTCACGGTTATCGACGGTACCGATGCAGGAATCATCATGCACTACACCGGTAGCGCCTGGGCTCCCATGAGCAGTGCCGGGTACATCAACTACACCCCGACGTTCTACAGCAACAACGTCAGTGCTACGACCATTGCCGGTGGCTCGGTCGTGGTCACCTATTCCAAGTACAAACTGACCGGCAAGACGTGCCATTTCTACGGGCACGCCGTCATCAATACCACGACCGCTGGTGGCTTCGGTCTCAGCTTGCCGGTCAACGTCGGGTTCCGTTCCTTCTCAATGTCGCAGATCACACTGCACGGCGCGAGCGGATACGCCACCCTGTGCGGAGACGGTCACGTCCCGGCTATCAGCGCGCCGTTCAACCGTTTCGGGCCGGTCACCAACTCCAATGCCACCGTAAACATCGCGGCCAGCGGCGATACGGTGCACTGGAACGTGACGTACGAGACCGTCTAATCATCCGTAAGCTGGGCATTAGTGAAGGGAGGGGAAATGGCAGAACCGTATCTCGTTCCGTGTCTGGTCACGCTGCGTTCAGAATTCAATGCGCTGAACCCGGACCGGGACAAGGCCAGTGACGGGTGGATTGGTGACCAGAGCCACCAGTCCGGAACGTCGGATCACAATCCGGACAGCAAGGGTGCCGTTCACGCAATTGATGTGGACGAGTCTGGCCCGTGGCCGGAAGGCACAATGGAGAAGTTCGTCCAGTACATCATCTCCGAGTGTCGCAAGTCCGGAGAGTCCGGGAAGGACCGAGGCCGACTCAAGTACGTCATCTACGAGCGGCGTATCTGGTCGGCTTCGGACGGCTGGGAAGAGGAGTACTACAGCGGCAGTAACGCCCACGACAAGCACGCGCATTTCAGCTGCGAGTACGACTCGGAGTACGAAAACGACACCGCCCCCTGGGGGCTGGAAGACAAGTTCGGAGGAGGGTTCATGGGGTTCATTGAGAACCAGGATCAGTTCAACGCCGCGATGAACAAGTGGGTGGCCAGCATCGTGGGCGGTGGCGTGAGCGCCAGCCCGGCGACCAGCAAGAAGTTTCTGACGAACGGCGGGGACATCGTGCCGCGCTTCGTGGACGGGTCGCAGGTACCCTCGAGCGACGGCAACCCGACGGTCGGCCAGGAGTACGCCATCGGGCAGACCATGGGTGCCACTCAGCGCCTGGAGAAGGACGTGGACGCCATCAAGGACACCCTGGGCGACCACACCGCGAAGCTCAGCACGCTGCTCAACCGGCCGTAAGTGAGAGAGGGGTTGTTCGGTGGCTGCGCCCATGTTCCGCTATCCGGTGTATCACCCGGTGCTGCGAACCAAGCTGGGGGAACTGGACGTCCGGGAGGCGGCGTGGAGCGAAATCGTGAACGGTGGCTCTACGTTCACGGGAAAGGTGACGGTGCCGGACAATCCCATCCTCATTTCCGAGATCAAGCGGTGTACGCAGCCGTACCGCGCCGCGCTGTACGCCACACCTGGCCTCGGTCGCATTCAGTGGGGCGGCGTGATGGTTGGCCGCAACTGGAACGATGAGAACAACGAGCTGACCATCACCGTGATGGAGTGGCGTACCTGGCTGTTCTCCGTCATCCTGGGGCCGAGGCCGGACGCTACCGGCACGAACATCTTCACGTACGGCAACGTGGATCAGCTGTACATAGCGCGCGACGTCATCAACATACTGGTGGCTGGCGGTGGCGGTGGAGTGGCGGAGCTCGGGGGTATCCCGCCCATCGACTACGGCATCCTCAGCTCCGGCATCTTGCGGAACTACATGATTCACGGAATGCAGTTGAAGAGCGCAGGCGCTCACCTTGATGCGCTGGCCAATATGGACCGGGGCTTCGAGTGGGACCTGGAGCCGTACTTCGCCAATGACAGCCTGCCAAAGCTCCGTCTGCAGACGTACTTCCCGCAGCGCGGTGGGCTCATCCCGTACCTGAAGTTCAGCAAGACCAAGGACGGCGGGAACATCCTAAACATGGAGGACGTCGAGGAAGACGGTACTGCGGCCAGTCAGCGGGTGTGGGCCGTGGGCGAAGGCCCTAACGCCGAGAGCACGCCGTGGGCCATGGACCAGAACCCCGAGGTGGCCACCGGTAGCGTCCTCAGAACCGACCAGGTAACCACGTACGGCGGAGCGCTTACCCGCGTCAATCTGGCGAGCTACGCTCGGGCTGAGCGGCAGTACCGGGCGGAGCCCCTCACGGTGCTGAAGTTCCCGGTGCGTATGGACTCCCCGGATGTCCTGGCTTACCAGAAGGGCGACCGGTGCTCGGTCCGGGTGAAGGACAGATGGCTGGACATTGACGTGGAAAACTGCCGCATCGTGCAGCGGGACATCTTCCCGGAGAAGAACACGGCGGTACTTACGGTCGACCTCACCGACCTGGTCCTGCCCGAGGTGGACACTGGAGGGGCAGTATGAGCGGCAGGCCAGTTGACGTCACGCCGGAGGCGCGCTTCCGAGCTGCGGTGGAGGCGAAGGTCCGGGAGATGGATCGCCCCAGACCGTTTGAGATCCCCAGGTTTCAAGCGGATCCCCCGGAGCAAGACCCCACGAACCTGTGGATGCGCTGGGATGGTCGCCTACGCGGGCGGTACTGGAACGGCGCGAGCTACACGTACGTGGACTACCCCATGCGGTCGGACATCACCGCCCCTCCCGCCGTCCCCGCAGCACCGGCCCCGCCTGCGCCGGGTACCATCCCCCAGACGTATGAGACCACCTGGACGGCTACCTGGAGCCAGACGTACCAGGGCAACGACACAAAGCGCACAGACACGGCGGGTGAGACGCAGCTTTACTTCGGGCAAGTAGACACCACTCTCGGACTGCAGAAGAGCCTGGTTGGCTTTGACGGGGTTTCGCTGGTGAGCACGCTTACCGGCAGTACCATCCAGAAGATAGAACTGACCATGACGCTGCTCGGGGCGTATTGGTCCTCCGTCAAGACGCAGTTCGGTCTGCACAACCTGTCGGCAGAGCCGGTCACGTTTGATGGAACTACCATCGACCAGCGCAAGGTCGGCAAGGGTACCTTCTCCGTGAGCGGTAACAACACCATCGCCCTCCCTCTCGCCTTCGCGCAGAGCATGCGTGCAGGCACGGCTAAAGGACTAGCCATCGAAGCCCCGAGTGCCGATCGGGAGTTCTACGGATTCGCTGCTGGTGTGGGGTCGGGTTACACCCCGCCGAAGCTAACGATTACGTATGCAAAGTAACCGGCAAACGGAAGGGTTGGCATGAGTGGACGCAGTGCAGCGGAGGATTATCCTGTTTCGGGATATCTCCTGCATCATCGGGGGCCTGGTGATGCTGTATCATCAGACATTCATCGCGGCCGAGGCCAGCGTGGTCCTGGTACCAGCCGCAGTGACCCTCATCCTGTCCCCGGCGGGAACGGCTCTGTTGGCTCAGCGCAGAGCCGCTGGCCAGGATACAACCGAGCCATCATCGTCGTCAGCGTCTCAGCAGGAGCCGCAGGCCTCGTCGCCGCCGTAGTCACGAGGGTGGTGACGCACTGATGGCCGAGCAGCCGGAGGAGGAGCCTAAGGAACAGCCGAAGGAAGGAGACCAGGATTTCTCTCGGGCGGTGGCCAGAGAGACAAGCAGAAACGCAATCATGATGCTGGTGGCTTTCCTCATCGTGACCAGTTTCAACATCCTGTACACGGACAGGGTGAACACCAAGAGCGACCGTAACTGGTGCGAGCTAATCGTGAGCCTGCACCAGCGGTATCAGGACCCGGGTATCACGGACCCCGATGCCGTCAAATTCCGGGGCCAGTTAGGGAGCCTCCGTCGGAGCCTTAAGTGCCCGCGTGACAACCCTTCTCCGGCTCCTACTTCAAGGAGTTCCCAATGACAATCCCGGTGTCTCAGATAACGCTGTGGGACAAGTACGGCAAGGCCATCATCGCGTTCCTATACGCCGTGATGGCAGTGATCACTACCGTGTGGTCCGGGGACCACCACGTGGAGCCCAGCGAGGGCATCATCCTGGCGTTGGCCGTCGGCAACGCGGCTCTCGTGTACTTGGTGCCGTTGACTCGGAGGGCCTCCGGCATCAAGACGCTCGTGAACGCCATCATGGCCGGTCTGGTGGTGGCGCAGGCCCAGATTGCAGGCGGCATCGACGGCAATGACTGGACGCTCATCATCGGAGCCATCGTGGCTGGCCTCGGGGTGGCCATCGCGCCTGCCTACAGCCCGAAGGAGCGCGTGCGCGTGGCCATGGGTTCCGACAGGCCCATTACCATGTAGCACTGGTAAACTGAGCGGTGTGGCCAGTGGGAACTTCTCCCCTGCTGGTCCGGGGTATAGCCACCTCCTGCACCGCACAGTGAGAGACCCGCTGAGAAACTTCGGCGGGTCTCTTGCGATGATGAGAGTGTCCGTGATAGCGTAGTCACGCAAGGTTCACTACTCAGCCGGGAGGCTACCGTGCCGCAGCAGAAGCAGTTCCAGGCAGACCCCACCAACCCGACCGAGGTCGAGGGCCTGTTCGGCCTGGGCCAGGCTCTGGTCCTGGACGGGTGGGGAGCCACCGTGATGGCCAACCCCCAGGTCGCCGTTCTGACCACCAATGCCCCCATGAACATCGTTCAGTTCCATCTCCAGCGCCAGTTCGCCTGAGCCTACGGTCGGGGCACGTCTCGCACGTGCCCCTTCCCAGCCACTCAGTCGTTCATCCTACTAGCTCGGGAGAGCCCCAATGACCTGCAAGACCAAGCTCACTGCTGCCCAGCGCAAGACCCGTGCCACCCGGCGCGCCGCGTGGGCCACCTTCGGCCTCGGAGCGGTGGCCAGCCTCGCGGCCAACCTGTACGCCAGCAACCACACCCCGGTCGGCATGATTGTCGGCGTGTGGCCGTCTGTGGCCTTCCTGCTCACCGTGTGGCTGTACGAGCACGCGCCGCGCAACTG